TCGGGCCGATCATCGCCCAGAAGCCCATCATGGCGGTGCGGAACGTCAGCACTGCGGCCGTGGCGCTCCGGAAGGCTATGACCATCCCGGCTAGGCCCTTCACGCCGATCATCACGCCGATGGCGATAGTAAGGGCCTTGATCGTGTGGAGGAGCTCGTCCACGTTGTCCGCCATCCACCGGACGGCCCGCGTCACCCGGTCCAGCACGGACTCGCCTTCGGCCACGTCCATCAGCGCCGCGCCGAATGCTTCCTTAAAGTCGCCCCACGCCTTCGTGAGCGCCTCGCCCGCCGTGGTCCCGGCTTTCGCCGCGCCCTGGAAGCGTTCGTCAAGCTGCTCCAGGATGTCGCGGGTTTCGTCCAGCACCAGCCCGTACCGCCGGAAGACCGTGATCTCGCCGTTGAGTGCCCGGCCGAGCAGCCGCGCGGCCTGCTCCACCCCAAGCCCTGTGGCTTTGACGATATTCTGCACGGTGCCGACCGCGCGGAGGGACACGGCGTAGTCGCCCGTCACCACAACCAGTTGCCGGAGGATGTCCAGCACCTCGCCCTGCGTCAGACGGTGCGTGTCCCAGAGGGCGCGAGCATGGGCACGTACTTCGTGGCTCACGTTGTTCCAGGCCACGCCCACATTGTAGAGCTGCTGCTCAAGCCCGCGCTGGACGGCCTGCAACGCCTCAGCGGCGCGGATGGACTCCCGGGCGAACCGGGTGATCTGGCGGATGCCGAACAGCGCCGCAGCCGCCACAGCCGCCTTCTTCAGCGCGTCGACCAGCCGCCCGCCAATGTGGCGCTGGCTTTCGTCGCCCACGCGCCTGATGGAGCGGGTGAGTTTTTTGTACTCGGCGTCGGTGAGCTTGCCTTGGCGGCGGGCCTCCTCGATGCCCTTCAGCAAGCCGTCATTAAACGTCTTCGCCGCGATGTCGGTCTGCTTCTTGAACTCCTTCTGGTCGATAGTGCCGCGGGCCAACGCCTCGGCCAGTTCGGCCTTGCGCTTATTGAACTCAGCCCTCAAGTCTCTGAGGAAGTTCTGGCCCGCCTTCTTGCCGCCTTCCTCGCCCGCCTTGCCCAAGGACTGCACCATCTCGCCTTGGGCCTGGTCCGCAGACTTGCGGTCGAAGACACTGACGATGCGCCGAATGATGCTACGTTCAGCCATTATTGCCACCCCGCCATCTGGCGCATCTCGCGCTCGTAGTCGCCCCAGCCCTTCTTGTCTGCGTTGACCCCGACCCTCGCGGAAACGGCAGAGCGGAGGTCGGTCCTGTTATCCCGCCGTCCCGCTGCCCGCGACCCCAGCACGTAGTCCGCCCATGACCGGGGCTCCCGACCATAGGCCAGCTCGAAGGCATACTTCTGATCCACCAGGTCCACGGTGACGCTCCGGTCGGAGGGGACCACCGGAGCATCGTCGGGGACGTGGATCAGCCAGCGGCAGAGGGCCTCAAGTTCCTCGGCGGTCGATGTGTAGAACGCACGCGACAGCCACCACCACGGGCGGCGCCAGAGGCGGATGGGACGGAGGTTGTGGCGAATGAGACGAGCCGCCTTGAACGTGGCGGCCTGGAGGGACATGACGGGCGCGCCCTTGCGCCGCAGGTCTGCCAGCGCATGGGCGGCGATCAGCAGACGGAGCCCGCCCTCGTAACTCAAGGGCGGTGCCCAGTACCCGATGCCCCCCCAGACGAAGCTCCGGGGGGCATCGAGCGTGGCGGCAACACGCTGGTTGATGACGCGAGGCTCCGGGGCGTTGGCGAACCGCTTCCGGTACTCCTCACGCGCGTGCTGCTCGAGCACCGCGAAGGGGGTGATCCTCACGGACTTACGACCCTTCGGGCTCGAAGTCGATCCCGAACTCGTCGGCTTCGCTCATCACGAGGATGAGCTGGCAGCCCTCGGGCTTGGTCAGGTCCTGGAGCACCTGCACAGGCAGGGTCTTCAAGGACTTCCCGCCCTCATCGTGGTTGTAGCGCGGGCTGAGTCGGCCGAACTGGGCCTTCCAGATCAGGCTCGACATGTCCACCAGCTCCTGCTCGGCGGCCGTCAGCGGCTGGGCGGCCTTCAGGAACTCGCCGCCCACGTAGGTGATCGGAACTTCCACGAACCGTCCCGTGCCGTCATCGGCCAGGAACAGCTCCTCCGGCACGACCCAGAGCGTGTGCGCCCGGACCAGCCGCCGCCGGGACGTGCCGCTGGACGCGGTGCCGGTGGGGGAGAAAGCCTTCATCTTGTCCGGATCCGGGAACAGGCCCACCTCGAAGCTGGGGCTCTCGCCTGCGAGGCACCGCTTGAGGATCGCCGGACCCGTCACCTCGATGGTGAGGTCGGAGTATTCCTCGTTGGCCTCGATGTTGACCTCGCCCTCGGTGGTGCCGATATGGACCATGTTGGCGAACAGGTCCGTGAGTCCGTCCCAGGGCTTGTAAAGCACGTCGCCGTACTCGTCCACCAGCCCGTAGGAGAAGATTGCGGCTCGCCCGATGTCGAACCGCTCGGTCGCGATGTTCCTGAGTTCCATCTTGTCCCCCTCCGTCAGAGTGTTTCCTTCAGATACTGCCACTTCTCCCGCAACGGCTTGAACTGAAAGTCCAAGCTCCGGTGCAAGACTCCCGGATCCGCCGGGTGGTCATGCGTCCGGCTGTCGATGTAGCGCGTCCAGAGGCGATACTGCACCCCGTCCACCGTCCACACCCTCGCCACGTCTCTATGCGTCAGGCGCCGCAACCGGCGCTCGATGATGGCGGCCAACGTCGTGCCCTTCGCCCAGTAGTCCACCTGCACCGTAATTGGGTTGTGGATCTCTTCCTCCCGGTCCACGATGACCAGCCATTCCACGCTCGGGACCCGCACGGGGCGGGCCGACTGCGCCGGGTAGACGTGCGCCCCGCCCAACGCCGTCGTGAGCGCCGTGTCGGCCAGCACGTCGGCCAGCCACGCCTCAACCACCACGTCCCACATCATGCGACCAGGTCCTCCAGTAGTTCGGCGATCCTTGGCCCTACCTGCTCATCCGTTGGCCGGAGGAACGGGCGGGGCAGGGTGCGTGTGCCATCGGCGTTCACGTGCCCGTATTCCACGCTGTTGACCTCCTCATAGCTTCTGCTGCTCACGACCTGACCCGTCACGCTCCGCTTGTCCCGCCCCAGCCGCACGGGGCCGCGCTTGATGGACCGCTCCAGTTCCCCCGTATCCATGCCGGGAGCCTCCCCGGGTCGGGACACCCGGCTCCCGGTCCGGCGTAGGGTGGCCTTAGCTGCGTCCACGTAGATGTCCACCCCCTTTCGCACAGCGCCGGTCGCGTCCTTGCGGAAGTTCTCTTCCATCTCATCCGCCAGGTCGATCTTGTCTACGAGGACCTCGAATCTCATGACTCGTACTCCTCCAACTCCGCCGGATCGCCGGGCCAGACCTCTACGTTGACCTCGATGTGACTCGTGGGCTGTCCCGCGCGGCCCAACGATGCGAGCAATACTGCCGACTCCACGCGCAGGTAAAGCGGGGCCTCGGGGCCTTCGATGATGTGGAGGATATCCGTCTCCTGCGGGTCGATGTCCTTGTGGAGATACCAGACGCGCTTGGCGTTCTGCTGGAGGCCCGGACCATGGTCCTGAAGCGTGCCCGCCCAGTTCTGGTTCGGCGTGCAGTTCATGCCCTCCGGGACCTCCGGCGTCGTCCAGTTCACCACCGGCTCGTTGAACTGCCCCGTCGTGGGCACGTTCCGGTACAGGACCAGCCGGTGATTCCAGAGGCGGTTGATCGGGCTCATGCGGGCACCTCCCTCGCGACATCGGCATCCAGTAGGGACCGGACGCGGGTTGTACTGACGTCAGGCGTGTAGGGCAGTATCTCCCACCCGATACCCAGCCGCTCCAGGGTCTCCTGGCCCTCCTTCAGCCTCTCCCAGTCCGACCCGTGCGTCATCACATCCGGCCGGCATCCAACGGCGTCGAGGAACTCCAGGATGGGACTCGGGTCCGTCCCGGGCTGGAGAATTGCGGCGTCCACGAAGTCGAGTGACCGGACGATCTCCAGGCGCGCGTGCTCGTTGTAGATGGGCGGCCTCGGCTTGTATGCGGCGACACCCAGGTCCGTCACGACGCCCACGACGAGTATGTCCCCCAGCGCCTTGGACCGGCGCAGGATGTTGAGATGCCCCGTGTGGAGCAGGTCCCATACTCCGGCGGTGTAGATAACCTTGAGGCTCATGCGGACACCCCCATGGGCAGGCGCCAACACGATCCATAGTGGCGGTCGAACCGCGCGGGCACGAAGGGATTACGTCCCGGATACTGAGTCAGCTCCCCCACGGTGACGCCCCGGGAAGCGTTGTACATATCCACTCTCACGAAGTCGAAGGCTGATCCAATGGCTTCCGCGACCTGCACCATCTCGTTAAGCCGCTCGGGCCGTGGTAGCGCGCCAGCCGACGGGTAGCCGCGATGGAACGGGAGCATGTTCCAGTCGGCATCGAAGTAGGAGCGCGCCTTGGTGCCGGACCGGAGTGGTACCACCAGGATCATCTCCACCCGCCCGTGGAAGACGTGGAACTTGTAGTCAGCCACGGGGCCGCCCCGGGCGTCCCGCAGCAACTCCTCCACCATGATCCGGTGGGGGATGGGCCAGTACCCCCAGAGGCCGTGCCGCTTGGCGTAGGTGGTCTCAAGCCACCCCCGGGCCTCCGGGACTATCCGCTCCCACTGGGCGGGTGCTTCGGGTGTGACGATGAACCACCTCCCGCACATGTGGCTCGGCTTGATGACGTACTCTGCGGGCAAGTCCAGGCCGGGCAGCGTCACCGGGTCCGCTGTCTCGTGGTACAACTCCGGCAGGTAGGCCGGACCAACGACGCGCTCCACGTGACGCCTCGCTCCCAGCTTGCACGTCGTCTCGGCAAGGAGCGGGTTCCGGTCATTCAGCGCGCGCCACACGATCTTTTCGTTGAAGGTGCGGGGATCAGCCAGGTTCGGCCGATAGCCCATCTTGCGCCGGAAGCGCCGGGTGATCCAGGGCAGGTCCAGGCCGTTGCCGCCGTTCATCGCCTGGCCCTCCTTCTTTGCTGCCGCATCTTCTTGACTTCCCTCTTGCGGTCCATTTTGGAGGACCACGTGCAACACCCCCAGCGCACCGTGGGGCTGTCCTCATTGGCGCACTCGGAGGGGAGCGCCGCGCCCTTCAGTTCACTCCTGTGCTGCCTCCACACACGCTCAAACGACCGATCATCGCTGTCGGTGGAGGCGCTGGTGTCGTCCACCCACCAACGGAGGAGCTTCATCGTGCCCGGAGTCGGGTTGAAGAGCATCACCCACACGCACCAGGCCCAGCCGCTCCGGCGGCGGAAGCGGGTTCCTTTTCGGGCAACGGCCATAAAGTCAACGTCCGCCCGGAGCCCGGTGGGCACGGCCAGAAACTCGTTGTCCACGTCCGTCCAGAGGAGCGGGCGTTGTAGTTCTTCCATCTTTTCAAGGATGAACGCCGGCTTCAGCCTGCCGTTGGCACGCCATGCGCCCTGGTCTGGCAACTCCTCGATCACGTGCGGCAAGCCGAGGCTCTCACACGACGCCCGAAGTCGGGCCGCATGGGCCGGATACTCCCAGTTCGGCGTGAAGTAACTCACCACCGTGGGCAGAGTAGTGAGCGCGCTCATGCCACCAACTCCGACGCGTAGCCGAGCCTGAGCCTGGGGGCATAGGTCTTCCAGCCGCGAAGACTGACGTTCCGGTATTTGTACTTGCCTTTTTCCTGCCGCGTGGCCCCGCTCTTGTGGCTCTCAAGCCAAGTGTCCTCGATCCCCTCCTGCACGCAATCCTGTTGGAACGAGTTCATGGTGAGCCGGAGCTCCAGGCGCTCCGGCGGCTTGATGTTGACCGAGACTACCGAGTGCCGGAGCGGATGGAAGCGTGCCGTCATGCGCAGATACCGGCGTGGTTCCCCGTCCCGCCTCACCAGCGCGGCCCACTTGCCGCCGCCCGCTGTCTGTACCCGGTGCACCAGATCGCGGCGGAAGATGCTCGGCTTGCTCCAGTGGACCCACACGCGGCCGTGGTCCTTGATGCGCCCGGTCTTGGATGTGCGCAGGTGGTCCCAGATCACCGGGACCGCGTAACCCGCTGAGTCATATTCGCCGGACGCCACGGCCATAACCCCCCGCGCGAGCAGCTCGGGGAAGGCGGGCCCGAACACGAAGTCTGCGTCCACTTGAACCACCACGTCGTGCGAGCAGGTGTCAGCGGCCAGGTTACGCAAGTCCGCCATCATGAAGTCCTTCGAGAAATCGCGGCTCTCATAGACCGTCCGGAGGCCAATCTTGTGTTCGCGCAACAGTGCCCGCAGGCCCTCAATGACCTCCTGCGTGTTGTCCTCGCTCCGGTGATCCACGATTACCCACTCGTCAATCAGCGACGCGAAGGGCAGAGAGGAGCGGACCATGCGTTCCAGGGCCTCCGCCTCGTTGAACGACGGCACCGCGAAGCTCACGCCACTCATCGCTTCACCCCGTCATGGTTGGCCGGGATCGGCGTGCGCCAGTTGGGGCCGTAGCGAAACTCCAGCCACGCCTCCGGGTCCTTCGGGGCTGGCAGTTGGAGCCCCTCCCACTCCAGCGGCTGAAGCGGGAACAGGTCGGCCTTGTCGAAGTGCTTCCCCTTGAAGGCATCGACGCCCACGTACTTGATCCGGTGCATCAGTCCCGGCCGCCTGTGGTGCTCGTGCCAGAAGAAGAGGTCGAGGTTCGTGTTGTTCTTATGGGACGCGCACACCTTGATGGACACGCGCGGCGGGCGGACCCGCAGGGTGCGGTCCCTACAGTGTGTCCCGAGCGCGTCATGCGCCGGCTGCCACTGGTCGCCCATGACGCCCCAGTCCGCGTCTTTGTCGTGCGGAATGATGCCGGGGGTGAGCGGGCCCGCAGGCCGGTCCTCTTGCGGGAGCCACGGGTAATCGGCCCATGTCGTGAGGGGATTACGGAACGCGCCCAGAAGCGTGCCGTAGTCCATCCAGTAGGTGACGCCCGCGGCATCGAACGCAGCCGCCACCTCGCGGCTCAAGTCCACGATGAGTTCCCGACAGCACGGGCGCAGTTCGCTGTCGTAGTCCCTGGCGTCCGAGCACCGGGGCGTCAACGCAGTGCAAGGCTTGGTGCCGTCGGCGATCTCCCAGAGCGCCATCCGGTTCCGCCTACGCTGCTGGGGGGTTCTCTCGACGGCACGCGCGTCCTGGGCCTGCTGGTACGCCTGGCGGCGGGCCTCCTGCTGCCGTCGCCTCTGGGCTGGTGAGCGCATCGCCATCACGCCACCCCGAATACTTTGCGCCGGAACGGAGCCGCCTTGGCTAGCTCCGCCGGCACGTTCGCCCCGCCCGTGTAGTGCTGCGGCACGGCGTAACTGATGGAGTAGCCGCCGATGGCCTCGCTCCGAATGACGCCCGAACTGGCGTTGGTCATGGACAGGGACATCACTTCCGCCACGTCCAGCGTGGCCTCCACGATCCCCGATGGCACGGACGCCCAGCCCCATAGCGCCGTCACCGTGATGAGGGCACGCCGGCATCCCCAGGGCCAGTGGCGGCCCACGGCGAACAGGTCCGAGTAGGGCCAGTCGATTTGTCCGGCCACAACCCCGCTCCACGGCCGCGCGTCGATGTGGCGGGCCACGTCCCAGGCCCTGCCGTTGACCTCCACGACGAGGCCCTCCAGGGTCCAGAAATCGGCCACGGCCACGCGCTCAGGATCCAGTGCCCGGTAGCGCCGCGGCAGCACGTCGTACTCGTCGGCCATGTTGAACTGCCGCCGGGTAAACGACTCCACGGCACGGGACGCGGCATCCAGCAGGCGCTCGAACGTCCCATCCCCGGGATCGTCGCCCAGGCGCGCCGCGAGTTGCTCAGGCGTGGCGTACGGGTCGCCGAGTGCCATGGTTCACTCCTCGGCGGCGCGCCGCACGTCGGCCGCGGTGTATCCCGTCTGTCCGCTCGGCTCGAAGTCGAAGGCGTCCAGCCCCAACCCCAACTCCCGGGCCAATTCCGCGGCCTGGGGGCTCGCGAAGGGTAGCGTCACCTCCGCCTGTGTCTCGACTTCCGGCTCCTCAGCCACCGGCTCCTCGGGCGCGACCTCCTCCACAGCAGGGGCCACCGGCGCCTCCTCCAGTTTCGGCGCTTTGGGCCTCGTGAATCCGTACCGCGCCAACTTGCGCCGAATCCGGGACGCCCTCGCCTCCTGTCCCAGCCGCTCGGCTTGGGCCAAGTTCCGCAGCAGGGCGTTGCGCGTCAGGTCCTCCATCCGAACCCCCTTTCGTCGGTGCTGCTTCCCGCCCCCCGGAGGGGGCGGGTGGCAGGCTGGTTGCAGGCTTACGACTCGTCCGCGGCCTCCAGCGGCACGATTGCGTCGTCTTCGATGGTCAGGGCCGTGAAGTAGCCCGCGTAGGCGACCTGCACGCCCAGCACGCTCGGCTCCGTGACCTGGAGGGTTCCGACCCGCTGCTCGAACGCCTCGATGGCGGCCGTGCTGAAGGCAAACGCCTCGCCGGTCCCGAGGCCCGCCGACATGATGACGGGGACTCCGGAGATGGTGCCCATGACGCCCTGGCCGAAGTTGGCGGCCGTGAAGCCGGGCGAGTGGGCGTTGATGGGATTCACCGGGGCGAACAGGGGACCGAAGACGCTGAGGCGGTCGGGCGCCACTGCGATGCCGACGCGGCCTTGCCCCCGGGTGGCGGTGTACACCTGTGAGATCGCCTCCCACACCGCCGCTGCGACTGTCACCGCGGTCGGGATGACGCCGTAGCCCACTCCCGTCGTGGTGGTCGCGGCCAGCTGCGCACACAGGGCGGCCTCGGTCTGGATCGCATAGCGCGCGGCCAGATCATTGATGATGATGTCCATGATCTGGGGGCTGGAGAAGTCGATGTTTTGGCGAGAGACGTTGACGTATCCGCCGTAGGTGACGGCGTTGGCCGTCAGGCGGGTGATGAGCATCCTCTGGGAGGCCAGCTCCTCCTTCTCGTCGGCGGCGTCACCGTAGTCGCCCTGCACGAGCACCTTCGTGCCCCGGGTCACCTTGGGCCGGTGCCACGTCGCGTAGGGCATGCTCTGCGCGCCGATGAAGTTCACCAGCGGACGGGCCGCGTCGATGAAGTTGATGACGTTCCCGATGATGGGATCCGGGATGACGCCGGGGTTGTCGGGGGTGGTCTGGTGGTCGGCGACCCGGTGGAACAGCTCCAGGCGCTCCTGGGCCTGCCGGTCGCCCATGGCGGCCTTGTACGAGTCCAGTGCCCAGTGGCCGGCGGTGCGGTACTCGACATCCTGCTGCCCCACCTTGCGGACGGCCGTGATGGCCCGGTCGAAGTCCCGCATCCGGGCGTTGACCTGGTCCTTCAGGTTGGACGTGGCCTCCAGGGAGTCGAGCTGCCTGTTCAGCGACTCCATCCGGTCGCGGAGGTTGGAGAGCGTCTCCTCCTCCGACTTGTTCAGGTCGCGGTCCGCGTCGTTGGCGTTGGCGACGATGGCCTCGGCGGCAGATGCCCGCTCCTCCAGCTCCTTCTGGAGCTTGCGGATCATGCCGTCCGTGGCGTGGCCGATGCTCTTGGTGCCCATGGTGTTGCCCTCCATCTCAAGTGAACGATTCCTAGTGAATCGCACTCAGGGCATCACCATGACGCCTTAAAGCCTCCCAGAGACTCGGTGCGTGGTGCTACTCTTACTTCCCCTCCCTGACTCCTTTCGTCTTCACCGCCCACGCGATGACGGGGTCCAGAAGCATCCGGTCCAGAACCGGCGTCTCCGGCAGCGGACCATCCGCCACGATTACACCCGTCTCGCCGTCCCGGACGGCGATAACCTTCGCCCCCTCGAACGCCGGATCCTCAACCATGCCGACATGGTCCAGGAACGCGCTCTTGACCATCCGCGTCTTGGCCTCTTTGTTGAGGACCACGTCGCTCGGCTTGTTGGCCTTGTAGCCGATGGACGCCGAGATCATGTCCTCCGCGGCTAGTCGGAGTGTTTCCTCGCCGCGAACCGTCTCGGCGATCCTGATGCGGGCGAACAGGCCGCGCTCATCGCTGGGGTCGAACTCGATGACCTTGCCGACGGTGTCGCCCTTCAGGTGCTCCCGGTTGACCCGCACCCGGCCCGCCCGGGACTCCACGCCATCGAACGCGCCTGGTTCGATGACCTCGTCCCAGAACTCGCCGCGCCAGAACACCCTGGCGACCTGGCCCCACGGGACCGCGATCAGGTCGATCAGGCGCTCCTTGAAGTCGACCCCCGCGAGGACGCCGTCGCTCCGTGTCAGGATCTCGCTCACGATACCCTCCTCAACTGTACGTCGTCCTCTGGGTCCGGCTTGCTCAGCAGTTGCTCCGTCACCGGCTCCTGTGTCTCGCCGACCAACTGCTCGGCGATACGCACCTCCTCGACAGACATGATCCCGGCCTCGACCAACTTCACGTATGCCTCGGCCCGGGTCGGGAAGTCCGGACGGCTGTACTCGTCGCGGTTCAACTCGGCCCGCTGCGTGGAAGGGAGTGCCCATGCCGACAGCGCGCTCATCACACAGGTCGCCGCCGGCTTGAGGCACATCTGGTCGTGCTGGTCGCGAACCTGGCTCACGTTGGAGTACGTCATGGACTCCGAGCCGCCAGACGGCAGGCCGACCAGGAACGGCGGCACGCCCAACAGGACCGCGATGCGGGCCTCGGTGAACTGGGCGATCTCGATCATCGCCATGTCCTTGGGCGACATGGCCTCGTGTGTCTTCAGCGTCACGCCGTTGTCGAGCACGGGCGGCGTGCCGTAGTTGGCCCGCCGGGACGCCACCCACTGGTGGAGCAGATCCTGCGCGTCGTCCTCGTCCAGCTCCTCGACCGTCTCCAGCGTGTAGAGCGGCACGCCGCCGTTCTCGACGACCTTCCGGGTGTACACCTCGATGAGCCCGGCCGTGATGCGCCGCCCGCCGGCCACCTCGAGCGGGCCCTTTCCCCGGGGGCTGTCAGTGGATGAGTCGTAGCGGATGTGCAGCACCTCGTCCGTCACGTCCGTCCCACCCTGCCCGCCCAGCCTGTAGACGCGCATCCCCCCACGCATCTCCACGTGCATCATCCAGGGGGGCACAACGCGGAACGTGAGCGGGTAGCCATCGGCGCCCACGGCTACGGGCAGCACGAAGACCTCGCCCATGAAGTAGTCCCTGAACAGTTGCTTGGCGAACTCGTACCACGAGGAGTAGATGGACGGGTCCGGGTTCTCCATCCACGAGGTCTCCCCGATCACCCGACCGTGGCGGGTCCGGTACACGTCCATCGAGGCCAGCGCTGTGGCCGAGCGGTCGATACAAGCCCAGGCGATGTCCACAAGCGCGTTGAACCGGCCATTCCACCCCCAGTTCGGCGTGGACCATTCCGCCGGCCACCCGCTCCAGGGCGACGGCGCGACCAGCCCGAGGCTACGCGCCTGCACCGGATCGTACTGGAGCTCCACGCCCTCCGGGTCGCCGGGGCGGTACGTCGAGGAGCCGACCGTCCGGGGCTCGGCGTCGGTATCGTTCGAGGTCACGCCCCCATGGTTCGGCGTGCCCAGAAGCCAGGTCCAGAAGCTCACGACTCGCCTCCCTTGTAGACGTGGATCCGTGGCTTGCGCTTGAGCTCCACGCCACTGAGCGCCAGGGTAGCGGCCTTGAGCGGCGAGATGTCGATCCCGCCGGGCCGCACCCAGACCCAACCGCCCTCCTTGCCCACGTCGCGGCGGCCGGCGGCGGCCACGGCGATGTTCAGCGCCTTCTGGTCGATGTGCCGGACCCGGCCACCCTCGACCGCCGACAGGAACTCGCCGCACGCCTGCTGGTACTCCCGGGCGCTCACCTCCACCACGTCCACCCCGGCGTCCTTCAGTGGGCGGATAAACGCGCCCTCGCTGCCGGCTGGATCCACGCGGATGGGCTTCTTCTTCCGCTCGTGCAGGTCGGTCAGGTATTCCAACACCCAGGCCGTGCCCTGGCCGAACCGAGCGCAGTCCACGTAGAGGTCACCGCCAGGAAGGCGACCGGCGGACCCGACGCTGGACCAAGCACCATCCGGGGCCACGGACAACCCAAACGCGACCGAGCCGACCCTGCCCGGCGCCGGCACGGGGATCGCCAGCTCGCTCCATCGGGCCTGCGGGATGATGCCGGCGCTCCCGTCGCCACCCTCGCGGACCCCCATCCTCTCCCGCTTGAACTCGGCGATACCCTCCGGCGTGGAGCAGAGCGTCCGCATCTCATCGGCCACGAACGACTCCTCGATGCGGTATCCCAGGGAGGGGTTCACCTTGCGCCATGCCTCCACATCGTCCGGCCGGGCGTCCTGCTCGTTCTCCCATGCTCGGAGGAACAGGGCGCCGGGGTCGTCGGACTCGGCCCGCTTCAGCAGTGAGTGGAGGAACTCGGACGTAAACTGCGGGGCGCTCGAGAAGTACCAGGCGCTTGGGTTGGGTCGGGCCGACAGTGCCGGCAGGACGCTCCCGATGGTCGACACGGGCAGCTCGAACGCCTCGTCGAAGTAAATCGTGTCGGCGCTGAACCCCCGAATGGCGGATCGGGATCGTGCGAGGA